CCGATCGCGATTCTTGCCGGCGCCAGGCTCATATTCCTGCCTGAACTGCCGCCTGGTCATCGTGTCAATCGAATTGATCCAGTTTTCGTCTCCGAGGCGCTCCGCCTGTTCGTAGGAAGCATCGAGCCAGTTGCGGACCATCGTCTCCCAAAAATTGGCATAACCTTCGGGATCCTTATCCGCCCACACTCCCGCCCATTGATTACTAACGGCTCGGAAGTGATCGGGGTCTGACTCGTGCATCAGCGAAACAAAGGTCGCCGCTGAGTTTGGGTCGTCTGCTGCCTGGTAAAAGTGTTGATCGAAGTTCTCGAAATTCGAGAGCTGCTCCATTGTCTGCTCGACGGACTTCACGCCTTCCGGAAATAGCTCTTGCATTTTCCGGGCTTCGGCAACCGAGGGCATAACTTCCTGGTATGCCTGCAAGCGAAAGTACATGTCCCGAACCTTCGGACCGACACCGGGCGTCGCAAACAGCGCCTTGATGTCATCGGGTACGGGGCCCGCCTGGTTAATCTCTTCTGGAGCGACATCCTTTCCGTCCGCTTTCGCGGGTGCTGCTTCCTCTCCGGCCTGCTTCCCGGCTTGCGCCGGCGCCCCAGGCTGTGGCGAATCATCCAGACCCAGCTCGGCATCGGTCGAGTCGAGGATCTGATCGTCTGAGAGTTGCGAGGGATCTCCGGATGGCGACTCCGAAGACTGCGCGGGGGCTCCCCCTCCGTCTGATGGTGCGGCCGCACTCGCCGCAGGCGCCGCAACCGATGAGGCTACGGCTCCGAGAAGGAGACTTGCTAACCAAAACAGGACGCTCGCGTCTGATAGCGAGGGAATTACGACGTGCATTTTGCCCCTTGGCGGTCTTTCCGAATTGTGTTCAGGGTGTTCGTTTCCCTGCAAAGACCGGGGAATGAGCTGCCAACGGGTGGGGATTGAAAGAATCGGGTAGCTGCCACACTAAACAATTTTTCTCTCCTGAACCGCTGGCAGCTACCGTTAGGAGTTTCGTCCTGGGCAAAGAATAGCGCAAAAGGTGTCACTCGTGTCAAACGATTTATTTTTGGAAGGTTACGGCCGCCGAAAAACGACCCCCTGGGGGCTGGGCCCAAAGGTTTGTCGGCGGCCGGTGCGCCGGAGCGCGCACGTCTATATCTTGCCTTGTGCTCGAAGCCGCTTGAGGGCCCGTTTCTTCGATCGGAGAGATCCATCGAGGCCGACACCATACTGAGTCCCGGATCCTTCCAGTTCAACCACTGAGCCAGGGGGAAGGGCCCAGCTTGAAACGTAATTTCCCTTGGGAACAGTCAAACCTCGTGGAGCTGCCAATGGATGTAAACCTCGTTTTGTCATCGCGATAGCGATTCTCGTTGCGGCGATTGTGTTGCGTTCTTCCATGTCAGTTGACTTGTTTCCATTCGATAAAACTGCCTTTGAGCACGGTCGTGTTGATCGCCTGTGTGGTGTTCTGCGCCCACCGAAACTTGAATGTCCCCGCATTGGCTCCGTTCTGCAGAACGATGATGTCTTCCATCCATCCGGTTGCAGAAACTGATCCAGGTATTGGTTGTCCAGAAACTGCGGCCTGCCAGAAGTGAAACCCAACAGTACCCCCAGGTGGGCCAGTTTCTTCGACGATTGTCAGAACCGTGGGAGCACTCGGAAAGGCTAAACTGTACTGAAAATCTGCTGTTGCATCGGTGGAATAATGGACGTGCATCCGAATGACATAGGTCTTGTTGGCCGAGACGGACAGTTGGAGTGTGTCGTCATCCTGGATGGTATTGTTTTGCACTGATTCATTGGCGGTTTTGTTGATGATTGTCCAAGCGCCGGCATTACCCGTGGCCCCAGTCGGCCCCGTGGCACCCGTGGGCCCTGTCGGGCCTGTCGGGCTCGCTCCAGTTGCGCCTGTCGCTCCATCCGGGCCGGAGGGTCCAGTTGGCCCCGTGGCCCCGGTTGGGCCCGTCGCCCCCGTGGCGCCAGTAGCTCCCGCAGCTCCATTAGATCCACTTGGCCCGGTGGCGCCGGTCGGTCCCGTAGCGCCGGCTAAACCAAGATGCTTCGTCCAGTTTGTCGGATAGGCCGCCGACGCTGAATTGCACAGGTAAAGCTCCGCTGGATTCGTGCCAGTTTTTCGAAAGACCTGCCCGGCGTTAGGATCACACTTTGTCGGCAAAGTGAACCCAGGAGTAACATATCGAAAAATCTCATCTTGACCGAGCGCAACTGAAGCCGTCAAAATCAGTAGTAAGAGCAGTTTTTTCATTGAACCACCGCATACTCGATGTAACTCCCGCCTAACACGGTCGTATTACTCGCCGTGCTTGTGTTCTGAGCCCACTGGAAGGCGAACGTTCCAGCATTGGCTCCGTTTTGGATGATGTAGTTAAAGCGAATCACTCCGATAGTTCCAGAGCTTGAGATCATAGATCTGGCTGATGGATATGCCGATTGCACTGTGATGAAGCCCGGTGATCCCGAAGGGACCGCTTCGTACAAGGCCCCGGTTATAATTGTCGGAGACGCGGGTCCAGTGAACTGATATTGGAAATCCGGAATCGATCCTGTCGAGTAATGAACAAAGCCCCGAATCGCGTAAGTTGTGCTTGCCGACATTGAGAATGTGAGCGTGTTGTCTGCCGACAATACTTGATCGCTGGCGATCGTCTCATCTGCCGTCTTAAATACCGTGGTCCAGGCGGCTACCGCTCCAGTGGAGCCGGTCGGTCCAGTGGGGCCGGTCGGTCCAGTTGAGCCTGTGGCCCCTGTCGCTCCCGCAGCTCCGTCAGATCCACTCGGGCCAGTGGGGCCGGTCGGGCCGGTTGGACCCGTGGGGCCGGTCGATCCGGTGGCTCCTGTTGCGCCGGCAGCTCCGTTAGATCCACTCGGGCCGGTGGCTCCAGTCGCTCCCGCAGCGCCGGTTACTCCAAGCTGGGTCCAGTTTGTCGGGTAGGCCGCTGTTTTCGAGTTGCAAGCGTACAACTGCGGAGGGCTGGTCGAGGTCTTCCGAAAGACTTCGCCCTTTCCTGGGTCGCAGATGTTGGGAAGGGTGGGGCCGGCCTTTATGAACTTCGCCGTGCTGACAGTCTGCCCGAACATCCCCGAAAGAAACAAGGTGAACGCGACAACAGAGATGAGTAGCTTTTGCATTTTTACACTCATTGGATGACCCCGATCACTTCCAGGCTGGTCGCGACTTTAGCGGTCCCGGATCCGCTTGTGGCTCCAGCTCCGGTCTGAGCATAGGTGAACTCTTTATCTCCGTTCTGAGTCGCGATGACAAAGCTTCCGTTGAATGACGTATTTGTCACGCCGGCGATGACGACGGTTTGCCCCACAACGAAACCGTGCGCCGCGGTGCATTTGATCGTTACCACATTGGCAGCTCTCACAGCTCCGGAGTTGACAACCGTGTCAATCGTCTTGGTCGCGTCGTTTCCGGTGTAGGAACTGATCGTCAACCTGTGCAGGCCGGTGCCCGGGATCTGGAGACGGTTGAAAGGGTTTGCAACCAGGTCAATCGAATCCATGACGTCGTAATCTCCAGACGCATCGAGATCGACCTCATAGTCCATGTTGGCGACGGTGATGCCTGGATCGAGACGGGCCTGGAGGCTGATAACAGTGTTCTGTCCGGGGATGCAGACACCCGGGGGTCCGAAGGCGTCGCCGCTCTCTTCGGTCGTCGCTGTCAGTAGAGAAGCGGCAATTTGGTTTCTGAGTGAGTGAATCATTGAGATTCTCCTGTAGGTTGAGAAGATTGGCCTTCCGGGGGCCCGGCCGGTGTTTGTGTCGGGAAAGAAGATGCGGTTTGCTGCGCGCCGGCGGCCTCGTGGGCCATCATGTGGGCCCGAACATTTGCGTACCAGGGAGGATTCGACACCTTCGCGCTCTGTCCGTTCTCTGACATCAACCAGCGCCGGCAGGTCGCGGCCTCGGTTACATGGTCATCCACAACCATGTCAATCGGAACGCTGGACTCGACAGTCTGCTGACCGTTCGGAAGCATCCCCTGAGTTGGGGCGCTGTTCTCCATTTCGGTTATTTCCCGATGCTGCTTGTTTCTGGCGACTTCTTCCGGAATGACCAAATCAGTCAACCCGCTCAGGCGCTTAATCAGGGAGACATTCTCGGGATCTCCCAGGATGCGCTGGATCTCTGCATCCTCGCTCTGCATCATCCGATCGAGGATGCCTCTCTGTTCGGTTTGCAGGGTCGGAAATTGTTCATCGGTTTCTTCGTAAACTTCGATTGACCCTTTAAGAGCTGCCGTCCGAATTGCCTTAGCCTCGAACTGGCCGCCCTCTCCGATCATCGAGACGATGGTGTCATCGTTCCTGTTCGCCCGGAAACATTCCACGGCGTTCATCATCGTGTACGCCCACAACCGCTTTAGGCTGCGATAGACGACGCCTATTCTCCCCATCGCTTGATTTTTCGCGAGGTTATAACCGCTAGCCGTATCGACGTTTGCCATATCTCCGCCGAAGAGAGCCGGCAGAGCGCCCGTCAAAAACTGTGCTGTGGGTCCCATCAGGTCTTGGCCGAATTGCTCGACGCCGGCGGGGAGCTGCGAAGGGGCAGTCTGGAAGAATGAATTTGACAGAGCCTCGCCTGGCCGCCTCTTGGCCGGATACATGGCGCCTGGCTCGCTCGCCGTTGAGCCTCTGGCTTCGAAGTCAACCGCCTTCGGATCGGCATACGTCTCCGGGATCCCGTATTCGATGTTTTCGAGTTTGAGATCCTCGGTCGTGTTGTAACGCTCTTGAACGCTGATGAGCGAACCGCCGATCGCGGGTCGGTCCTGGCCGTTCCCGGGTAGCGCGTGGCTGACGACCCAATGATCGTCAAGGTTCTCATTCCGGGATTCGCAGTAGGTATCTCCAACGAAGGCGCACATTGCCCCGTCCGGGAAAGCTGCGAGCAGCTCATCGCGTGTTGCCTCGTCATCGAGATTGTAGAAAGACCAGGTGCGAAGCCAAATCCGTTCATAGGTGTCAAGGTTCTGGCCTGGCATCCCTCCCGTGCGCGGTGTGTTTCCGTCGTCGGCGCCGGTGGTCGCCATGCGGATCCGCGCCTGTCGCTCATAGGTATCGCTCCCTTGTTCTCCAGAGGATGCCCCCTGTTGTAGTTTCTTTGCCACCCACGGATAGATCGCGCGCAGTTTTGCCCGGTGAACTTCTGTCACCCAGATCAGGTAAGGAAAGTCGTCCTGAGAGTGCGCCCAAACAGGGGTCTTGAGTTCGAGGGATCCGACGACATCGATGCGCTCCTGGCCGCGGGGGATCCTGGTTGTTCCGATCTGTCTAGGAATCTGAGTCACGGGAGCCGCGACGAGGTTCTCGGGCCCCATCGGCGCCTGACAGTTCGGGCACTTCATTCCTTCCATTTCGCCAGGCTGACCCTCGGCGTCCAGCTCTTGGCCCGGGGCTTCCTGCTGTTCCTGCGGGCCCAGCTCATCGGCCGGCGTGTCCTGTCCGCAGTCCATACAGTGGTACATCGATTGGCCTAAGTTCACGGTGTCCGGAGTGTCGGCGTACTGAGGCGACTCATCGAAACCGTACTTTTGACCATCGACGACGAATCTCGTGTAGGTTCCGACCTTCCCATCTGTCCAGTAGATGAAGGCGATCTCGGTGAGCAGGGTTTGCGCGTCGTTATTCCGCTCGACAAGCTTCACGATATCGCTGGATGCGGTCGCCGTCGCGATGTCTTTCGGATCCTGAGCATTGCTCGGCATGAGGCGGGTGCGCGGGATTGATTGGGAGAGCACGGCGATAATCGAAAGACCGAACGCCTGATAAAAATTCGTCACAAAGGCATAGCGTGGGTACTCTTCCTCGCTGATGTTCTCGGGCCAGCTCTGTTCGAACGGGAGGCGCCAGCCGCCTTCTGTTTCGCTCCAAACCAGGTCTTGCAGGCCCTTCCAGAAGTTGCGCGCCTGCACCACGCGCTTAACTTCCTGCAGACGGGTCGCGATGCTTTCGGACTTGTAATCGTTTTTGAGCCGGCGGAGAGCTTGTTGAAGCTTCTCGGGCAGATCCCGATTGTTCAGGCCAAAGCTTTGTGCGGTTGAGGCGCCGTCTGACTTTGGCTTTGGGGTTTCATCCGGAGCTACAGTCCCGGGCAAGGGCGGGGGCGCTTTCGGGGCTTCCTGACTTTCCGAATTCATGTCCGGCGTCCTGGCCTGTCCCTCGGCGCCCATAGGCTTCGATCCAAAGGGCCACATTTACTTTGATCTCCCGAACAAACCGCGCTTCTTTGGCTTCTCAGCCGCGGCAAAGCCTCCCGTGTAGTCTGGAGGCACACGAGGCGGGCGCATGGCCTTGACTTCTCCTGTCATCGAGGGGAGACGTTTCTGTCGTCGTGGTTTGAATCCTGCTTCACCTGGAGAGTGAGACATACAGCCCCCTTCGGTTTCGTGGCAGGAGTTACAGCGTGGCAGGATTTACGGGCCCTATATCCGACTTTCGGGCCCGGTGTTCATATGCGGAGGGGCTTCGGTCGCCGGCCCCCTTCTCGGGGTTGTATCTAGCGGCCGAACAGGCCGCGTTTCCTTTTTCGCGTCGCCGCTTTCTCTGGTAACGAGCCCATCTTGCGGCCGTGCATCTTCTCGATGATCTCCCGGGCGACCTTGGGAGGCATTGCCGATCGCGCTCCGCCCTCGGCGACGGCGTGCGCCAGGCGGACCTGGGCTTGACTCTCAGGCATTTCGCACTTTGTGATTTTTCCGAATCACGTCGTTAAAATGCTTCCCTTTGCTCTTGGAAGCCAAGAAAGCCTTGTAAGAATCCGAACTGAAATCCTCAACATGAAATCGGCGGCCACTCGCGGTTTCAAGAGTAATCAAGTTGGCTGACCCGTCATAGTGGTACTTCTTAATCCAAGAAGAGTCGACGTCTGTAAACTTTGGTTCATCAGCTCGCTGCATTGCGTTCCTCCGCGTGAATCTCTTTGTCAATCTCCAATGCTCCACGTCTCGTCAATTTCTCAAAAAAATCTTGGTCGCGCTCGAACATCTCTCTCATTCTCTCTCTGTGCGCGGCCGACACCAAACCGACGTTCCTATCCAGATCGCCAGTCAAAAACTGAGAGATCGGACCGATTAAGTCTTGTGCTAATTGCTTATCGATTGGGTCTGAATGGACAACTTTTGAAACTATCGGCAGAGCGAGAAGCCAGGCAAAGAACGATCGGCGACTAACTTGCACGGCTGTCCTCCGCGTCAATCTCCGCGCGGCGCCGTTCCCGTTCGCGGTCGCGTTCCGCGAGTTCGAGGCGCGAGGCGGTGGCAACGATGGCATTTTTGTTCTGCAGAAAGTTTTTCATGTGATGCGCGGTCCGGAAGTGTCGGCGGTGGAGCTGCTTGGGGCCCGTTGTCTCGGGCGACGCTGGATCCGCGGGTGCTGGGGCAATGGACACAGCCGGAGAGCCGACTATTTCGAGCAGTCGGTTCCGTAGTGCCTCATTCTCAGCCTCTAGGAAGGCCAGGCGTTGTTCAAGGTGATGCCGGTAGCTGCTTATGGGCCAAATCATCCTGGGGCGAATTGTAAGGCTTTCCTCCGGACAAAGCCAAATTAAAAAGATACTTGTGACGAGCAATCGCCTCACTCCCTGTCAGACGCTTCGGTTTCACGTAAGGGACGCCAAACTCTTGGCAAATGAGTGAAAACCGAGCTTCAGGGCTCTGACCGTGCGTTTTTCCTTTGCGGTTGTAAGTCGCCAGGGCGGCTTTCTTTCTGTAAATTCCATCCCAGGGTCCGATTTCTAATTCGTTGACTGGCTCGATTCGGACGACAGGCTGCCTGACGGTGATGCGCGGAGGCATCAGGAACGCCATTCTAAACCGCATGATTTTAAAAGTCAGTTCAACAAGGGCGGGCCAATCCATTTCACGTTCGGCCTTGGCCTTCGCCATCTCGTGGGCAGAAAGCCACTTCATCGACGTCGCCTAGGCTTAAACCTGGCTGGATGTCGGCGGATCGGTTCCGCGTGTTTCTTTTCAGCGGCCGCGGCCTTCATTGCCTGGATGGCGCGGATGGTCGGATCTTCAGAAGTGACCTTTCGGGCGATCCTCACTTCGGAAGGTTCGCGACCAGGTGAAAGCCTGCTCTTGATCCCGTACCTGGCCGAGTCGGCCGGGTCGTCTCCGTCTACTTTCAAGATGTCCTCCACGTCATGCTCATAGTCGCGCTGGAGCTGCGGCAGGATCTCGACCAGATCCGGGCAACTGCTTCCGAGCTTCCAAGTGCCTGAGTCGAGCATTTGGTACATAAGCATCCAGCCACCGCGGCGATCGTTGTCCGCCGGCGACGGCGCGGGGAAGTTGTTCGCGGTAAAGACCTGCTCCATTTGCCTCGCGATCGTGTCCTCATCGGTGCGCTTGGCGTAGGCATCGGGAGAGAGCCAGATTTCGCTGATGTTCTCGTGGGTCGCGTTCCGATTTTGCCCTGGGACTGGATTCTGACGCTGCCACTCCGGGATCCGGCTCCGATCCATGATCTCGTGGGCCAGGCTCCTGGGCCCCAATTTCCTGACGACAAATTCTCGGTAAGTGTACGTGACTCCATCTTCGCCTGTCGCGTGCCAGTACACCGCGGCCGGATGATCGAATCCCCAATCGATCGAGAGCCACCTGGGCGACCAGGGGCGCAGCGGCATCGTCTCCGGGCGAATGACCATCGTCTCGGCGTTGAAGTTCTCGAAGTAGACGCCAGCCAGGATATCCCAGCGGCCTTCTTTGAGGGCCTTTCGCAGATGTGCAGGCAGCGCGTCGAGTTTAGATCGGTAGGAGCGTCCCGCCGGCGTGTCCGCTGAATAGACGGGGTTGTCTGCCAGGGTTGCCGGGAAAAACTCATATTCGGCCGGGTTGTATTCGGCGTCAGCCTCCATGCCAGGGGCCCGCACCTTCTTCCGCCACAGGGCGTTGACCCAGGCGTGACCCGGGCCGATCGGATTGGTAGCTCCGGCCATCTTGCCGGGGCCCTGCGGCGATCGGCACCATGCCGACATCAGTTGCCACTGTTTGAGGGTGAACTGAGTCAGCTCATCCCAGCCAACGAAGATGTACTCATGGCCCTGGTATTGCCAGATATCCTTTTCCTTGGCCGCGAAGCCAAATCGCGTCGAGGATCCGTTCTTCCAGCGAACGATATGCTTCGAATCGTTGTAAGAGCGGTAGAGGTCGCGAGGCACAAGGCGCATGAAGGTGTCGATGACGCCCTGGAGTTCCGAGAACGTGCGGCGAAGAATCAGCGTGTTGACGGGTTGGTCGTATTTCTGTGCGGCGATCTTGATCGCCTCGAAGAGGATCGCCAGGGTCTTGCCCGGGCCGGCGGCGCCTCCGAATAATCGATAAGGCGCCTTCGAGATGTGAAACTCGCGTTGCTTCGGCCAGGGGGTGTAAGTGTCGAGCAGGCGGCCGCGGATGTACTCTTGCAGGCCGTCGTCCCCCACTTTAATGATCGGTGGGGGCGTCAGCGGAGGCGGAAGACCAAGGCCCATTTAGATTTGCAGCCGGTGAAGGAGCGAGTCCAGAACCATGATTACGTCGGAGACTTTGCTGGCCTCTCCCCAAATGTAAGTCGCCAGGGGTGCCTCTGCACCCTGTGATAGCGGATCTGCCGGCGCGTCGGGCATCGAAGATTGGCACAGTGGCTCTAATCTCTGTCGGAGAAGTTCAACCTTGTTCACCAAGCTTTCGACATTATGGTGTAGGTTTTCACACGCGGAAGGAACTTCCGGCCTAGCCTTTTCGACGGATGCGCCGGCGACGAGGCGGTTTTGACCCATATTTTGAGCGCGTCGACGGTCTTGAGCGGCGGCGGACAATGCAGAAATAACGTTTTCGCTCTCTCTCGTGCTTTCATCGGATGGTCGGCAGTCTTCTGTTCTCATGGCAACTCTTCCTCCAGGTTTGTTAGAAATAACGTTTTTGCTCTCTCTCCAGAACCCGAGATCACTCACAGTCCTCCTTAACCGAAATAACGTCGGCGATCTTAACCCAGCCTCTTGGCCGCAGAACTCGACATCTGCTCCGGGCGCTCATCAATTCCCACTGTTCGAGGGTGAACTGAGTCAGCTCATCCCAGCCGACTAAGATGTACTCATGACCCTGGTATTGTTCTGTTTTTGGGAAGCGCATTTACATCGTCCAATCGCCGTCGGGCACCTTGGTAATGAGGCGCAGCGGCCAGTCTTTGTCATCCCCGTGGGCTGCCGGCGCATCGGGCAGGTCTTCCCCGCGGCCTCGGATCTTGCCGAACATATCCAAATGGTTCCCCAGCGCGATCAACGCGCGGATCTTGTCGTGCATTTTGACCGAGATCGACCCATCCTTCTGTGAGAACCGGGCGACGCCGGCGGGCCCCTTCAGGTCGGCCGAAGGCAGAATCGTTACGTTTCCCTGAGCGTCCCAGGAAATAAGATCAGTGATGAGCGAGAAGCCGCACGCGGCAAGGTGCTCCAGCACGCGCTCTACCGTGATCCCGGTCTTCTTTGACCGCTCTTCCATCAGCCAGAGAATTTTGGTTCGAATGTTGGGTTTTGTTAGGTTCTCCTGACCGATGAACCGGGCCGAATGTTTCGAGTAGCCGGCGCGGATTGCGGCCTGGGTGGCGTTCAAATCGATGAGATATTCCTCACAGAAACGGAGCTGCTTCGCGGTTAGGTCGGGATCCATGCCGTCGATCGTAATACTTTGGTATGCCGGCGATCAAGACGAAAAAAGGCGCCGGAAGCGGTTAGGGAACCTCTCCGGCGCCTGGCTCATCTATCTAGACCAGAAACCACACGTCTTCCTCCAACACCGCACAGTGAGCCCTCACGATCCGGTATGATTTAGAAATGTGGTCTCCATCGTCGTCGCACTCCTCGCACCCACCACCGTCAGGACATTTTTCATATTCTTGAACGAATTTAAGTTCAAATTCGTTCAAGCCGGCGGTAGTTTTGAGTCGGTCAAAGAGATCCAGTTCCTCTGACTCACAACAGATTACTTCTCTTACAGTACCTTTTGTGGGGAAGATCCAACCCGGAAAATCATGAGAGAGTCTCTCAGACACATACGTCCGACGACACTCCATCCCGTGAGACAGATTTTTTCGCAGTTTTTCAGACCCGTTTTCCCGGATCCAGGAATGACGTTCTGATGTCTTCTCGGATTTAAACCTATCAAGCTCCACCTGGCGGAGCTGTTCCTCCGATTCTTTCAACCTCTTTTTCTCCTTTTGCTGAACTAAAATAAGGGCGACGGCTTGATCCCACAACCGAGGATCTACATCATTCCGGTAGATATTGGCCCAAGGGCGCGGTGTTACAATTTCTTGACCGTCATGGCAGATCCACCCAGAACAACCTTCGTTCAGGAGTTCTATCAGAGTTGCGAGGGATCTCTTTTGTCTCTCTTCTTTTTCTTCCGACTGTTTTTCTCTCTGTACAAGAATGAAGGACTCGACTTCACCATGAGTCGGATGGGATGAAAATTCATTGATTATTGTGATACTGATCGATCCGTGCTCATCGATCGACGAGAGATCCACGACCCCGGGATCTAGATCCATTTCCACTCTGTGGTTTCGTCCGGAGGGTTGGCCGGCGAGGATTGCGTGTTTTTGTCCTAACTTACTCAGTGTGTAGTTTACCTGTACCTTCATTTTTTTCCTCCACCCAGCTCAGCGCTGGTTTTTTTGGGAACTTCAGTGTCCCCGTCTTTAACTATGCAATTACCGCTCCAGCCTTTAACACCCGTAACTCATTGATTCTTCGTTCACCACTTGACAAATTTTGTCAACCCTTGCCGTGAAACGGTCCCGCTTTTTGTCACTCGCCCGAGCTCCCGTAGGAGCCTCAGGCTGCTCTTACTGGGTATCTAAGAGCAGATACCCAGAAAATTAAAGGCGCCGGAAGCGGTTAGGGAACCTCTCCGGCGCCTGACCTCACTCAACGGCAGGGGCCCGCCGTTCTCTCCGGTCGCTCCGGAGGGAAGTCATTTAGGTCGAACCACGGTTACTTTGGGATTTGGAGAATCCAGACCCTCAAAGGAAACAACATCCCCAGCCTGGATATCACTCCCTCTCAATTCGACCTTAGATTGAAAGTAGCCCGGAGGCGGATCGGGCAGATCCACCGTGATAACCTTGAATCCGAAGCCCCACACGGCCACCAGGAAGAGAAACAACAGCAGGAAGGCCGTAGCCATCACCCCCCACAGGAAAGGGATGGATAGGTCAATCTCGCTGCAAGGCTGTGCAGTTGTAGCGATCACCCAAGACACTGGATGGACTGGAAGTAATGGGTTCCACATTTAACGCCTCCGAAGAGCGCCAAGGTTAGCCGTCCACACGGTCACGAAGCCGTTGGCGCCCTTGGGCCTCGTAACCAGCTCAAACTCGAAACAGGAATACATTTCGGCCGCCACCTTGATTTTGACGGCAGAGTCGTCGCGCATGAAGCCTTTAACCTCGACCAGGCGGGTGCGGCCGCTCGGCATCAGGAGATCGAAATCGGGCAGATACCAGGTTCCGGAGGCCAGGCGCAGGTTCACGCTCTGCCAATGGAAGTCGATTATCTCGCCGGCCGCCTGGCGGAGCTGCAACTCGATCATGTAAGAGTGCTCCCATTTGTTCATCTTCCGTCCTGCAGGATTGCCTTTAAGGCCGATCGGTATGGCCTTCGGCAACGCGGATCCTCCGGGGAGCCGTGCCGGCCCGCTGTCGTATCGCACCCGTGCGACCAGGTGTTGGGGCAGTTCCTTCCAGCGCATCAATGCCACCGCTTTTCTGTCCACTCACGCGGATCATAGAACCCGCCGGTATCGTTGAATACCTCGACCCAAGAGGCGATCTCCAGCCACCGCCATTCGGAGCCGATTCGTTTAGGAAAAAAGAGAAATCTGGTTTTGACTCGGCAAGGGCGGTCTTTTCTTTTCCATCGCATCGTCAGTTCCAGCACAGCGGACAGGGCCGGCCGACCGATTGCGTGTCGTTGCACACCCACCACATTATGGCGCCGGGACCCCGCTGGATTCTGGAAGTCTCGCCATCATAGATTACGACAGCGGACCCGCCGCTCTTGTCGATCAGCTTTCCGCTGACCTGGAAATACTTCCCTTTAATATAGAACCGTTGGCCCTTCCTTAATTCAGAAAGCTTCACAAGTCATCTCCTAGATGCGGTTACCCTCTATATCCACCTCGTAGCACGCTCCGAATACCCGAGGGGCTTTTACCTTATTAGGATATTGAGCCGGATAATGGACTTTAATTTCCGAGACCTTTATGGGACAGGCCACAAATCGCTTAGCGTCCTGGTTCATTGATTTGGCCAATTTGGGACACGGTGAGAAGTGAAGGCCACCGCCACACTCGGCTCTTCCACCGTCCCAATCTGGGGCTTCAGGCTTAGTCCCAGGCGTATAAAATACACCGCCTCTTGAACTTTGGAAGTCATCTCCAACTGCTTTGAATAAAACAGCCACGCCTTTCTTGATAGGGACTGCGTAAAACTCACACCATACTTTCGCGGTTTTGACAACCGGGATAGCAATAACTATCCCGCCTTTTGTTTTTACAGTGTTATGGTGCTTTGTTATGGCAACGTAGCGCGCAGCTATGATGCTTGATTTGTCGAAGGCAGACAGCTGGCTTGCTTCTGATGCGTTGGCGCGTGAGTTGTCCCGCAACGTGGCGCGGGAGTTGTCCCACAACGTGGCGGTGGAGTTTCCCCACAACGTGGCGGTGGAGTTGTCCCGCAACGTGGCGGTGGAGTTTCCACACAACGTGGCGGTGGAGTTTCCCCGCAACGTGGCGGTGGAGTTGTCCCGCAACGTGGCGGTGGAGTTGTCCCACAACGTGGCGGTGGAGTTTCCCCACAACGTGGCGCGGGAGTTTCCACACAACGTGGCGGTGGAGTTTCCACACAACGTGGCGGTGGAGTTTCCACACAACGTGGCGCGGGAGTTTCCACCCAGCTCATAAAAAGCATTACCGAGTAGGATGGGGGCAACATCAGCTCCCATTTTTAAGGCGGTGTCTAATTCTTTTTGGTTGTGTACCTCCATTTGTTTTGTCATTTGAGTATTTCTCCTGTTCTATTCGCAAGCGTGAATGTAGCTACTCGAATGCCTCGATCGGCAGATTGAGCATAGAGGCCAGCCCATGATTCGATGGTGCTCGGGATCGAATTCTGGCTCATAGTGTCCGATTTGAGTAACGTCGGTTATGTCCAGGTCGACCTCGCTGCGCCGGGTAAAGAAGACCTCCGATTGCGTGTCGTTGCACACCCACCACATTATGGCGCCGGGACCCCGCTGGATGGGTGGTGATCTGCCGGTACTCCAAGACTTCGATGCTCTTGAGGATCAATTCTTTAAGCGTCCGGTCTTTGTCGCGAATCTCCTTATGATCGTGCCATAAGTTGTCGTCCAAAGCGACGTTCCAGCCAGCGTTGAGGATTGACTTTAATTTGTCAACTTTAATTGACAAATGTCAAAGACTTGAACTCGCCGGCGCAATACAGAATACTGAGGGCCTACACATGACCGAACTTATTGCAACCCAGCCAATTCAGGAAAGCTTTGGAACTTTCAATGCCGGTTTACCGCTATTGGCGGTGCGAGCGGCGATCGAACTTGACAGCATCATCCGGCAGGGTGGAACCTCCGATCTGGCTGCGACAAGCCGTCTGGCGGAACTCCTTAGCGAATCCTTTACAAGAAAAGAGAACGAAAAGGCTGCGGAGCAGCCGCACCTTGATCCCACAACAATTGCCTTGATGAGCCAGGCGTTGGACGCGTCCAAGTGGGACGTTCAAGTACGGACAGTCAGCGAGCTCGTGCAGGAGGCGCTAAATATCGTAAAACGTCTTGAGAGTCCAAGGAAGGCTGACGAACCAAAGGAATCCCTCAAGAATCTGCGGGCGTTTTGTGCCGCTCTAGCAGAATGTGCCGCCGCGCAAGTTCAATCAATGCACTCTTGGCGCCCAGCGCACCCGTACCGGCGATGACCGGGTGAGCATCCTCAGTTACTCCAGAAAGCGGCTACAAGCTTTTATCGACGAAGCACGCCACCTGGAAGGACTGGAGTTCCCCTACCCTGCATCCCAGCGCGCGCTGGGACAGATACGAGCCCACCTCGAAGAATACGAACGATCCGTCAGTCAACTGTCGTCTGACAGTGATCCCGCGACCGTCCGAGCAACCTGCCAAGGACACCCCGTTCCCATCTCATCGCGTCAGTTCCAGCACAGCGGACAGGGCCGGCCGACCGATTGCGTGTCGTTGCACACCCACCACATTATGGCGCCGGGACCCCGCTGGATGGGTGGCATCTGCCAAATGAACAGCCGGCCAGTGAACCCCGGATTACTGAGCAGATTGAAAGGGTTTTCCATTCGACCTCCAAGGTAAGGCGAGCCGCCAGATTCGACGACTCGCCCGCGGGGACCGCTCCCACGTTTGACGGCGGCGTGAGTCACACGCGGGCCTTCACGGGGGAGCGGGCCCCGTTCTGGTATGCGCGGGCTAGCACGCGCTTTGCGGGAGTACCAGCCTCCCGAAGTGTCGATCTCCAGGGGCCATAAGTTCCTGGCAGTTCGACCCATGACCTTGAATTAGTCAGTCCAAAGGATCTGCTTCGGATCTCCGGCCGCCGGCGCATCCTGGACTGTGGGGGCCGGATGCCAGAGCGTTCCATCCTTGCGATGCAGGAAGCCGGAAGCATCGATAAAGTCTCCGTTGCCAGTGCCGATGATCGGAGTCTCATCCTTGTCGCGAGGGTCGCCCAGGTCGCATTCCACCCATACCGGAGCAAAGTTCGTCTCGGCACTGGTCGAGTACGGCGACGGTTGAGCGACGTCTCCCTCCAGCTCCAGGTGAAATTGAGAGTAGTTCACAAGATCACTCGGTGATCCCAGGTCGGAAGTCTGGAAAATCCGAATATCGAAAGCATGAGCTGGATCCACTCCGAAGGATCCTGCAGATGCCGGCGCGACGAATCTCTCCAAGACCGCGCGCGACGCGCCTCCAAACGTCAGATTGAGCGTTCCCTCTTGATCGATGTAATTGAGCGTGAAGATTTCGCCGCCGTGGAGAGCGGTAGCCGAAAAGCCCCCGTTTGGCAGAGACGATCTCTTCGCGGCCTGGGTGTTTTCTTCGTCCATCGTGAAGCTGATGGATCCGGCCATCTTTCCGGGTATCAGGTTCGGGGTGCATTTGAAGCGAGTTTGTCGCTCCGGTGACATTCGCAGCATGGGATGTTTCCCTCCAAAATTCTCGAGCATTTTTGCTCCCGATTGGTCGCCAGGCCCGGGGGCGTCTGCCTGGTTTATTACGTGGGCCACTTGAACTTATTGTGTAACTTTGAGACAACCCTTTTGACTTCCTGAGCTAACTCGTTGTCCTCGTAGGTGCCAAGAAAAGCATCCTGCGCCTTCTCGACTTGAAAACGAAACTTCCGAGCCGCCTGTTTTTTTTCCTCTTCTCTGAATTTACGCGCACTGTCGATCGCCTGCTCGATCCAAGTGTGATTGTAGGGCCAGCCTTCTGATGTCGCGAGTTGCTTCATTTCCTCGACCAGATCCGCATACAGCCACTTGTCCGACTTCCGGAGATACGAAAGAGCTAAATCGAACAGCCGTCTCCGGTAAGGTTCTCTCGGCCGGAGGTCTTCCTGCCGGAGCACGTCGAAGCGAGATTTTGGAAATTGTCGCCCTTTCATGTAGAAACTAAAAAAGTGAGTAAACTACTCTCCCAAAGTTGACCAGAAAAGCTTTTAAGAAAAGCTCTTAATAACTAACTCTAGTAGCACCAGGTAAGGCCGTTTTCGGTGGAAAAGTCACTTATCCGTCGCCGTTTCAACGCTTTGTCCGGTGGAAATTTCTGTGGATATCCTGTTAGCGCCCTGTGCAGAATCTACCAGGTACATGATACTCGTGTGATGACGGTTGAGAAGAAGCCCGATCCTAGGAAATGACCACCCGCGGGCGCGCAGTTCCAAGGCGACGGCTCGACGGGCCGTAACGACGTTTGCCAACTGCGAGCCATCCAGCAGATCCTGAATGTGGATCTTATGGGCATTGCAAATCTTCCTCAAAAACAAGACGACATTGAAAGGCTCCAGTCCAGCCTCATCGTCGATCCGCATAATGGATAGTTCTCCAAGCTCTGAGGCCAGCAGGTTGAATCGGCCGGCTGGGGTTGTTATCTCCAGCACATCGCCCGGATCCATCGAAAGGTACGCGACGTGGGGGCCCATTATCCAACCGATCCAGAAGGGGGAGGCGGGGCAATGTCATCCTTCTGCTTTTTCGCTTTCAGGCGTCGGACTTTGAGGGTTTCCTCTCCTGGTTCGAGAATGACTTCAAGGTCTTCGTAGCAGTAGCGAGCCCGCTCGTGCTTGTGCATCAAGAGAAAGAGTCTTCCCTTGAGTTTAACCTCGTGCGCGAGCAGCTCCACGCGCTCGGTCATGATCTCCAGGTATTCCCCGGCCGCCTTGTCGATCTCTTGTATTCCCGACTTCTCCATCCCGGGCAACCTTGGCGCCTTGCCTTTGATTGTTCGACTTGGCCCTGGCGCCGGCCTGGGGCCCGCTTTCCCTTTTACTGCCATGCGATGTCTCTTTTCGAAATATCGGACGGATCCGAAGGTTTTCCGCGCTGGAGCTGGTCATCGAGGACGATGGCTTCGACCTTGACCAACATGTCGGTCAGCTCGGCCGCGGTGTGGGCTTTTTTGAGCCAGGACTCGAGTTCGGCCGCTTGGTGGGAAGGCAGGATCTTGCGACCCGCAATCTCGACCAGCTTCTGATGGGTGCCGGCGACAGAGACTCGATGCTCTGACGCTCTCTTCTCGACGTCGACTTCTCGCGCTCCACCTGGGGAGAATATGCCGGAGCTGGCCGTCGCCGCCACCACGGCCGCCACATAGGCGCGCTTTTCGGCCATACGGAGAATCGTATTCTTGACCGATGGAAGATCATCGTTCTCGATTAACCTCTCTTCCTGGGAGCAGATCGTCGGATCCGCGATCGAGAAATTCTTACCGCACCCGCCGGCGTTCTTCGCGCAGTACCATTGAGGCGAGGGATTCACTCCCTGGGTCTTCCCCCTGCGGATCGCCTCGGCCCCGCACTTCGGGCATCGACGCTCGGCCTTACGGAAGCGATATTTCTTCTCCATCGAAGAGCAGCAGCCCCACGCCTCGCCGACGATGCTCCCGTCGCGCTTGTTGATCAGACGGCAAAGGACTTCGTAATCGAAAAGGTTTTTCTTCCAGTTGATCGTTCGAATGACTTCGGGAAAGGTAGGGGTGAGGCCGTACAGCCAACAGAGTTTGTCGGCGCCTGGCTTCCAGAGCGACTTTTGTTTGACGCCCGGGATCAGGCCGTAATCTTCGCCCTCGTGCAGCTCTTCGGCGACAAAGGCCCGAAACTGTGCCAGCCTGGCCTTGGCGTCGACCAGGCTCATCACAGGCACGATCGCGATGGTCCCTTCGGGGTGAGCCCTGGGGATGACTTCAACGTCAGTGGCAGTTTGACCCATTACTCAACCTCCAAAATGGTTTAACGGCGGGCGTCCCAATCCTCGAACCCGTTCCCTTTTATCAATGCAGGATGGTGCGCGCAAAACGGGCATATCAGGATGTTTTGAACCGGGCCAGTTAAGAGCAGCTGCCAATAGCAGGACGGGCAGAAGAGCAGCTCCAGCCCTTGACCGCGGTATTCCTCATTTGGGACCAGAGAGGAACAAATCAACTCTGCCCGGTTCTCGAATTTGATCGCATTGGGTTTCATGACCTGCAAAATGTACACCTTTTTGCGTATTACGCCAAACGAAAAGTATTACATTCGTGCGGTCGGGCGATCACCGACTTGCGCCGACTTGCCACGGCGCTGGAGCGTCATCCGGACTAATCCTGGCCGGAGACACAGAACGCGACTCCCGCCCGACGTGCGGATCTGGATAACCGCGTGCCGATTCGAAGTCTCTGCTATTATCCCGGTAACGGTCCCTCTGACAAACGGTTTATCGAACCCTTTCTCCCACCCTATGACGCGGCTCCCGTGCGGAAACCTTTCGACCAGGTGCAAGGGCGAGCCATCGTCAGAAAGGCACTCTGAACAGAGATCTTCCTCGACCCAAAAGCACGGCGTATGACAACCGCGGGTCACCGTGCACTCACAGACTCGACATTGAAGAAGTTCTCGGTGTTTCATCATGATTGGCCTCCCGCGGCCGGCGCCGACTTCTTCTCCCGGGGCTTTCCCTTACTGATTCTCTTAAACTCCGAGGGAAACCGCGTCTTCAATGCGGTGGTGATAGTGCGCCAGGCGTCCAATAGATCCGGGAAGCCGGCGGAGTAGGTGAACTCTCGAACTTGCTGCGCTGATGCTGGTTTGCGTGTGCCCATAGGTTGTTTCCTCCAGTGGGCCCCATCTTAGAACGTAATACGTTCACTTTCAAGACCGTAATACATTGACTCGCGTAATACGGTTTGGCAGGATTGAAGGCCAGGGGTTAAGGAGAATCGTTCGACATGGGGATCAAAAGCAACGGGGAGGCAAGGAAGGTTTATCCGGTGCGGCTGTCGAGTGTGGAGATCCAGCAGCTTGAACGCTGTGCGGAGTCAGCCGGCCAGAAGAACGGCGCGGCCATGATCCGAGAGTGGATCCGAATCCATAACGCTAAAGCTTTCCAGCAAGGGCGTCAGCGTACACCTCCGCCGAATCCGTAACGGCTGCCTTCGCTGCGGCGATCTCGGCGAGCATTTCCGCTCCGGACAGCTCCGCGATCGGCTTTCCGGTCCGGTGTTCAAGCAGTTTGGTCACGAGCGTAATTCCCAAAGCGGTGAACTCATAAATTACTTGTGGATCCACGGTTTCCCCCTTCAAAGCGTCTTCCATATCCTGGAAGGCTGACAGAACCGGCGCTAACTCCCTGATTCTCTCACGGGTCAGCGGCTCCTGTTTCAATGCTTGACCTTCCAGGTCGCCAGTAGTTGCTCGATCTCGGCCAGGCCCCTACCGACTTCACTGATGGCGTTAAGTACAGCAGATTGCCCGGAGGATTGCGCGGGATCGGTGATCGCGATGTAAATCGCGAGCTGGTCATATGCCGCCTTGACGGTAGAGTCGAGTTTGACTCCCAGGTCGCGCACCTTCTCGCCTTGAGCCGGCTGAATCAATCCAGAGCGAACCGATATTGCCGCAGCCCGTACCGCGGCCGTCTTCCCTGCATCGAGGCGTTGAAGGAATGACATCGTTTGGGCAAAGAAAGACTGGCGGGCGTTCGGCGCCGGAGTACCAGGTTGTACCGATCTTGGCGCGCAGGCCGCGACCAGGAAGATGAAAGAAAAGGTTGCGAGTGTTCGCTTTGCTCTCATTTTGGTTTTTCCTCTGTCATCGACTCTCGAAGCTTTTTCGACCAGTCCGGGCGCGAGATCGCGATCCCGGCTGTGAGCGTTGACCCTATCGTCAAAAACAGGGCCCGAATGGTGTGCGGGTCAACCAGCTCCCGAAAACTGTGCATCCCGTCCATCCATCCAGCCAGTCCGATCGCAATCGCGGCCGCCCAAGCTAGTCGATTTGCCGTCGTCTCACTCATGATGGTTTCACCCCGGAAGATATCGGCCGCAAATCAAAGACGTTGGCTGAGAGTGATGGATCCGCGTCGACGTGAATGTGCAAGTCATCAAACTCTAAACGGTTAAAGCCTGCCGCCATCAGCGCCTTGGTGATTAGGAACCTGGCGGAGCTGCCACGGCAAATGATGTCTGCCGCCCAGCCGCGCAGATGCGACGAGTTTTTGACTCCCCCAACTTCCACATTGCGCTTGGCACACCTGAATCCGGAGGATATGAAAAACGGAAGTCGACAGGCTGTGCGCGCGTGCTGGAGCTGGAGGATGAAGTCGGCTTGTATGCCCTGGACGTGACAACAGGGGCACTCGAACTCATCTGCAAAGAAGTTTTCCGAAATCTTCGTGCGAGCTGTGTCGTCGGTCATTTGTTCTCTGGTAGTGCGGGACAATCGTCTGGAACCGGGCGCCGGCGCTCCCCTCCTCGATAATAGGCCCAGCGGCCTCGTACATCAAACGCGCTCTTTAAGAGCTGTAACCCCAGCCCACCGATGATGTACCAGCAGAGTTTTCGAATGTCGCTCATTTCCTCTTTTAGGGATGAGTAGTTTGTCTCTACCAAGGTCACCCGATGCTCGTTAATCTGATCTTTATCGGCCCGGAGTTTTGCCTCGACGGCAAAGCTTTGTTGCAGGCGATCGATCTCTGTCGCGTGCCGACGCACTTCGTCGGTCATGGTCTGCGCCTGGGCGGAGATTTCCCGAGGAATAGACAGTGCCAGCCAACCGTAGCAGAACGAAAAGGCCAGTAAGGGAGGGATGACGCAGTTAAACGCATAGTCAAAGAGATTCACCGGCCGCATATTGATCGGCCAGAAGGTGAGAAAGGCAAAGATTCTTTTCATCGTTCTGGAACCGGCGCCCTCGGTGTTCGAGTGATGGGCTTCCCTTTCTGCAGCCGTCGAAGCTGCATCAATACTTCGGGTGGATCATCGCCCCTCACCGCTCCAAGAATACCGCGTCGGTCGAGAGTTTGGAGATATTCCTTTTGATCGGCCTCCGACATCTTCGAGACGCGATCGAGCAGGTATCTGGCCCGGGTGCCGTCCGCGATCCCGAGAGTCTTGAGCTGCCTCTCTTCGTACCCTATCCCGAGCCGGTCACTTTCAAACATCGAGCGCATCTTCTCGCCAACGTCTGGATCCCCACGATGAATTTCGTTGATGCGTTTCTGTTGCTCTCTTCGTGGTAGGGCCTTGATTTCCTCATACGCCCCCTCGGCGCGACGCTTTATGTCGACAGAGCGCAGCGCCTCGGATCCTTTCGCGGCCTCGATGCCCTGGCGCATGTCTTCGCTTTCCATGTACGGCGATCGGAAGAAGGTCCGCGCGACCGGCGCCGTCGTCAAGGCACTCCGGCCGATCTCTGGTTTGCCAGGCATAAACTGAGTAAATAGGCCCCCGCTGATCCCCCTGGTGAGTGCTTCGAGCCTCAAGGGAGAAACGCCTGTCACCTTGCCGGCGATCTTGAACGGCGCCGGCGTGGTGCGCCTGTACTGTTGGGATTCAGGCCGCACGTCTTTATAGGGCTCCGGTACGATGTCCCGATGAAAGTACGTGTCGCGGCCGAGCGGCACTTCAACCGCTTCCTTCAAAATCGGACTGGTCGAGCTGACCATCGACTCTCCGCGCTCTCGAAGATTACGCCCCTGGATGTTGATCGGGGAGACGTTCTCCAGAAAGTTCATGGCGTAGTCGGCCAGGGCCTTCGGATCTCGTTTGGCGGCAAACTCGACAGAGGATTCAATCAGATTTCCGAACAGTTGCACGATTTCGCGTTTCGGTACGCGGTAGTAGTCTCTGACCTTGTTCCCCTGGTCGTCGAGGAAGTATCTCCCGGTCGGAATCATAAAGTTGTTGTCGCGTTCGCGCAGGGTGATGCGCTTGTAGTCGGCCGCGGGAGACGTCTTGATCTTGCCCGAGGGCCCGTCGATCTCTTCCTGTTCATTGCTGGAGTTGACCAAGGCGAGCGTCAGTGCCGGAAGCCCCACAAGAAGCGCGAGTCGCGTCCAGGCGGCCTTGGCTTCGGCGGTCCCTGTCTTCCCCGCCAGGCGAGACAAATGGGCCGCGATGCCCTGGGTTCGAGCGTTGTAAAACATAAAGATCAAATTGAGGCTTCGGCCGTGGGTGCCCATCCGAGCGAAGTCGGGGGATCCGGAATAATTGCGGACCTCAGAAGCGATCTCCTGCATTTTAGCAGCGCGCGCCTCCGGGCCAAGACGATCGATTCCTTCAATTCTCATCCCTCTACGTAGGCCAAGAATTTTATTGGCTTCCTCGACGGCGTTCGAGAATGAGCTGATGGAATCCAGAACCCGCGACGCTCTACCTTTTTTCTCAATCCCTAGAATGTCGCGGTAGCTTTCCGGGCGGAGCTGCCTGGCGATCGTAGAATTTGCGGCGCCGGATCTGAGCCACTCCATGTAAAGCTCGTCTGGATGCCCAAAATTCCCTTTGAGCGAGGAAAGGGTTGAATAGGCCATGTCGATCGGGAACTGATAGACGTCGGTTATCGATCTCAATCCGTACCGCGACATTATGGCTGCTGTTGGAAGATCGGCGAGCAAATAGTTGCGGACCTGAAAGGCGAGGTTGTACGTGGTCGCGCCCCAACGAAGCGGCTGATTCGCCAGGCTGAGAGTCTTCGAGAAAATGTCGGCCTCCGCCGGCGTCAACCCTTGAACGGCTGTGGCGACGTCTTTTGGTACTTCCATCGCCGTCAGCTTGCCAGCTTTCAGGTAAGTGAGGATCTCGTTGCCCTCTGCCGGCTTCGTTCCAAAGATCGTCTGCAGAATGGGCTTTTTCTCCGGGAACGCTCTGCGGATTGCCAACTCCAGGTAGTTGTGACCGTCCATTTCCTTGAGCGGCGTCATGATATTGGGAAGCTTGTCGACGCTCTGGTACAGGGAAGACAGTTTTTCAAACAGAGACTTCACGGCCGGCTGCGGCAGGATCTTGCGCTCGAAATGACTTGTCCACTTCGGCGCCAGGCTGCGGGCCTGCTTTGGATCGTGAATATAGAGCTGGGTGAACTCGGCGAATCGCTCAACTGCTTTCGCTCGATACTTTTCGCTGCCGCCCTGGCCGGTGTACGCCTGCACGTCTTTCAGTTCCTTCTGGAACGACCGGCTGGTATTGATGTCGCTTGAAAGTCGCTGCACAACTGACCGAGTTGTTCCGAACACGTTCCGAGTCTTTTCGATGATGTTTCCCTGGGAGTCTCTCAGGGGCACGTCGACGTTGTGCCCGAGTTCGTGGGTCATCACCCGGGACGTGAACGCGCGGAGACTTACCTGTCCCCCGCCTTCGAACCCTCCGATGGTGCCGCGACCGAGATTAGTAGGCAGCTTCTTGAACTTAAACGTGATCCCGTTTTCTTCTGCCCATTCAATCGCGCGGCCGACTTTGACCATCTGCTGTTCCATCGGTTGATGGACCCGGGCGCCGGCTTTGATGTCTCCCAGGTGAGAGAGAACATCCTCCGCCGGTTTCCTGTCGATTAAAACACGTATCGTCGGACGTGCACTTTGCACTAGGTCGGATCGGCCCTTGAATTTGTCGAGGGAGAGCATGGCGATATTCTTCTCGGCCAGGATCCTGGAGCGATACAGTTGCCGCGCGCTCTCACCGAGGATGTCTCCCAGCGCCAGGTCTTCGGCCTGTACGCCCTTGATCCGCTTTGTGAAGTCAACTGTGGTCGCGATTGGACGGCCGGAACCAGAAATCCCCTCATTCTTTTCGAGGTATTTGAGAACTTTGAACGGAGCGTAGAAGTCGTTCCACTTTTTGATTTCCTCGTATACCTCCGGCTTCATTCGCCCGGATTCGACCTGGAGTTGTAGCGACCGATCCATCACTTCCTGATAGACCTTCCCGGCTTCAACGAGTTTGTCAAACACCTTTGGCCCCACGCGCTGGCGTTGCTCGGCTAACCTTGCCTCTGCCAACTCGACCGTCCAATTCCCAACCTTGCGGGTCTTCGGATCCTTCAGAAGTCTGTCCCTGGTGCGCTCTAGCATCAGGTAAGCGTTCATATCGTCGTAATGCTCTCGGATCGGATCGACCACGGCTCTCTTGAGCCCGTAAATGTCGGCTTCCGCCTTGGCGCGGCCGCCGGCGACCAGCTCGAACTTGCGAGCCAGGTCAACCTTTGGCATGGGGGATCCCTCTTTCGTCAGCGTGTCCCTCTCCAGGTCGCGCAGCGGAGTGAATCCCGAGACGATGCCGGTTTGTACTTTCTTGGGGGCTGCCTTGAGCCAGGTCGTTACCCGTTCAAGAATGGGCTTCTGCTCCGGCGTGTGCTTGGTGATCGCATAGACATCATCGAGGGTAGTCCCTCCGGGCGTAGTTCCGATCGGCGGCTTCCCGGCGCCTCCCGCTCCGCCGGCCGGCGGAGCTTGCTTGGAGAATCCACCAGGTCGCTGACGGATCCTGGCAAGGAGCTGCGCGAGTGGCATCTTTGGCGCAAACCCGCCTTCGGATCCATGCGGGCCCCCGTCCTCATCCTCGAAATACTTCTTTTCGGCCGGACTGAGCGACTCCCACCATTCGTCACTACCAAATTCGTGTTCGGGCTCTGGCTGATACAACTTGCTTGGAGTCGATTGGGCGAGTTTAGCTTCTCTCGTGACGGGTGAGCCCGGCTCTGCCTTGCTCGGTATCTGGATCGGCTCTTCTTCTGAGGGTCCAGCCTGGCGTTCGATCTCTTTGCGGATACGGTCAGTCGAGAGGTCGAAGTCAACGCGCCAATTCTGTTTCACATTCAGACCACTGATCGGCTGCTGGGCAAGCGTGAGTTTCCCGGCCGGAGTGTCGACTTCGTATACGTTGGTGTAGTCACCCATGCCGTGTTTCTTGGCGTCTTGATCGGAAAGCCTGGTTATTTCAATTCCATCCAGTGTCGACGCCGTATTTGGCTTAGTTTTATCGAAGTATCCGGCTGCGTTTCGACGCATCAGGCGCACAATCCACGGCGGGACCACTTGAAAGGTCTTATTTCCGGTATCGACTGAAAAATGCGTCTTTGTCTGCTCGCCGGTCATCGAGTCCAGGCCGCGGCGAATGAGATACGCGAGGCCACCATATTTGTCTTTGTCGAGCTTGGTGTATTCCTGCGCGGAGATTGTTCGCGCCATCGCTGGGGCGACTGGCTCCTGGGCCTCTTTGGCTTGGATCGGTTCCACGCCAGGAACTAAGAATTGCTCTCCGGCCGGGGTCTGCTCAGCCTCAAGTTGGGATATCTGATTGTCGAGCTTGTCGAGTTTCTTCGCGGCATTGGCAAAGACATCCCTCTTGATCTCCGGCGGCACCATTTCGGATCTTTTGCCAGGAGTGGGTTCCTTTTGAAGCTTGGCATCCAGGGCCGCACGCTCTTCCTTCAGGCGTTCTAGTTCCTGTTTGAGCTTGAGAGTCGTTTCGGAAGTCTCTTTTTTGACGGTCGGGCCTGGCTCCGCCTTGGAGGGCTTCTCGGCTTCCGGGGCCAGGCGGAGATAGGTGTAATCGACATTGTGCAGGCCGATCTTTCCATCCTCAACGCGGCCCTTAAAGAACGTGTCGGCGTCGTAGCCTGGAAGCTTCTCGACAACCTTCGCCGTGAAGTACCTGGCTGTCGGATCCACCTTCGATACTTCGAGGACCGCTGCGGGATCCTTCCCCGCAAGGTGCCAAATCAGGCGAGTTCCAACGGGGATATGAACATCCATCGGGCTACTCGCGGATCCACCCTCGGACATCTCATTCGCCATGCGCTGAAAGGCATCGACTCTCTTTGGATTGGCGTCCTCCCCTTTCTCTCTTTCGTATTCGGCCTGCTCTCTCAACTTTACGATCAGGGGATTTGACTCGAACTGACCTGCAACAGCCGGCACTGGACGGTTACGAATCTCTTCTGCCAGCGCGACCCGCTCTTCTTCTCGGAAGTGCTTGCCAGGGAGATTCTCTCTTTCGACCGGCCGCTCTTCCCGCCGGCCTTCCGATTTCTCTATTTCCTTTCGATATATGGCGGCGTCTTCTAGGGTAATTGGGCCTTCCAGCGTCGGGAGCGACCAGGTGCCTTGACCCTCCCCTTCGGCGCGCAGTTTCCCTAACTTCTCCGCTCGGGCCTGCCCTTCTGACATCACCGGAGGCTCTGCGGGTCTTTCATGCTCTTGAATCGGCTCTGGCGCGAGGCCAGGTTGACTTTTATTTCTGAGCCACCATTCAAAGTCCGCCTGTCCAAATCGGCGCTGATACGTTGCAAAGTCTTTCAGTAGTTCGGTAGGGATCCGGTCTTCACTGACGGGATATTTCTTCCCACCATACTTGACCGTCCTGGTTTTCTTCTCCGGAGGCGGAGATTGGGGTTCTTCGTAGGCATCGGCCAGATCCGTAATCTTGTACTGCTCAGGGACCATTGGCTGTTCCGGAGAGACGGGTCTTGTAGCGATCGGCTGCACTTCCGGCGCGCGCGGTTCGGGGATCGGCGGCGGTCCGGTCGCAATCGGAGGCGAGGCCGGCGGCTCGACGATGACAGGATGGGGCGGCTCTTGAATGACAGGGGGCCCTGGCGGAGGTTCGGGGGCCGCACCACGTACCAAGGCATCAAATTCTGGTTCTGGTGCTGACGGGAGTTCTGTGTGTCCAAGGGCCGGAGCGCGGTAGCCAGTCGCTTGCTCCGGAGCTTGGATCGCCGGGGCCTGTCCCCCTGGAGGAAGAGCCGGGCCCTGCTGTTCGACCCCCGCCGGTTTGGCTAGGCGCGGCGGCCGGTTTCGAACTGCCGTGGTAACTTCACCGATTCGGCGGCCGGCGCCGTGGGCTGTTGACAGGGCGAATCCAGCACTTACCGCTAAACTGGTCGCCTTTTCAGTCGCGGAGGCTAAGTCGCCCCTCCGGTAGTCGTCGCCGATCTGTGCGATAGCCTCCGGCGCCTCTTGGACCAGGCTATGAGCCATGTCGGCCGTAAAGCCGAGATCGAGCAGGGCGGACACCCCGGCTCCCACGATGGCGGCCGTGGCTGGAGACGCTCCGATTAATGCTGCGCCGGCTACCGCGGCCGGAGCGGCTAGCGACGCTCCACTGAGTAAACCGAGACTCAAGGGCGTTGTCAATCCCTCGACGGCTTGAACCCCACCCCTCACCAGGCCGGCGGCGATCTTTCCCGGGCGGCTGGTCGCGGTATCGACTTCCGGAAAGAACTTGTGAAGGCCCTCGGACAGCCTAAGAGGCGACTTGCGATACCAAGGTGTCTCATTTGGTGTCAGTTCTCGAGTATTTTCGGGCCCAAGGGTCGGATAGGTCGGTTTTGGGACTGGAGCGGCGACTACGTTGCCCGGGCCTTTTGCCACCGAAGGCGCCCTCTGGAGATCGGAACCTTCCGCGATGTCTCCAGGGTGTCGGGGATAAAGATCGCTTAAATCGCTTTCTGCGCGGTTTTCTGGTTCCTGGGATAGGTCGGTTTGATAGGGGAGGGTTTCACGTGGAACACTCTCCGGGGAGGGCGGAAGGGTCCTAGCGCCGGAGCCGGTGGCTTTGGCTCCGGAAAAGGTATCGGCAGGTCCGAGGCTGAAATGGTCATATGCCCCAGGGAACTTCGATCGGATCGCGCCGATAAGATCCTGGTCTGGTACGTCATCGTAGGCGCCAGGGTACTTCTCGCGCCAGGCTTGGAGTAAGACCCGACCGTCTGCCATGCTACTCGACCCCTATCGAGGAAGGTTTAGTCCGGCTGGGTTTGATCCTGGGGAGTAGCGCCGGCCTTTGGGAGCGGGCGCCTCGCGGTCTTCGCCTCCGCTACCGCTCAACGCCTCATTCATTTGATCGTCGACGTCGGCAATCTCCGAGTTCATTTGCGTGAGTTGTTCGGCGTCTGGATCCCAGCCACGCGATGAGTATCGCTTTCGGATCGCTGACTTCTGAGCGGTTGCTTTCTGCCGGATCTGAGCCTTCTGATATTCGGTCAATGATGTTCCCCTGGCCGATGTGTCTTTTCGTCGCCGGTTCCATTCGGCTGTTGACCTGGCCTGTTCTGCGCGGGCCGGGATCATCTGTTCGACTTCAGCCTTGGACGTTGCCTCCGCGGCGGCCGCCCTACGTTCCGCGGCCGATGCCTCGCGGCCGTGGTAAGTAAGCTGGCCCTGTTCAAACTCTCCGAGACGCTTCTCTCTGAGCGTCCCCATTTCCCGCTCACGACCCTCGCGGGAGGTTCCGAGGGCAAGTTCTCCGGATCGGTAACGGGCAGTATCTTCGTCGCGGGCTGTTTCTCGTGCCTCACTCATGCGCTGATGTCGCCCACTTTCTTCGAGCTGCTGCTGTCGCTCTCGATCGGAGAGCTGTCGCTCGTATTGTCGCTCATCGCGGCCGAACTGTTCTTTGGCTCTTTCCTCCGGAGCCCCGTATACGTTGTGCGCGACCAAGGCCGGCGCCTGGGGCCCGGAAAGACCGGAAAGCGCGCCAAGGCCCACGGCCGCGACATTCTTCCACCAAGGAAGTTTAGGCGGAGGCTGATAGACGGGTGGCGTGGGGGCCTGTGGGACCGTGCTCGGATAGTTTGGGCTGACAGTGGGCCCGCCGGCGTATCGCGGCCGGATCCCCACCGGGCCGGCCATCTCGTTATCGGTCGCGCCGGTTGCCGGAGAGTTTCCCACCATGCGAGGATTGACGGCTCCAGTAATGTCGGCTTGCGGCTCAGGCGGCTGGTCTGGAGTTGCCGGATTGACCTTACGGTGTCCGATCAACTGCGCCAGGTAGTTCCCCTCCTCTTCGCTCAGTCCCAAAAGCTGATCGATGGCGGCGACACCGTTTCGAGCCATTTAGATCCTCCCACCGCCGAATATGCCCGTTCGGTATCCTGTTCCAGCCGGCGCGCCTCTTTGTCCAGGACGCCCACCAAAGAGCCCTATTCCTCCAAGCTTCGGAGGGGCCGTCATCCCAGGACCGGCCATCGGTCGCCCCTGTCGTGATGTCATGGTAGACATGGCCCCGGCGTTCGGATTTCCGCCAGGCACGGGCGCCGCGATCGCGCCGGCTGCTGGCATTGCGCCGGTCACGCCTGGGCGCCCACCACCGGACGGAGGCATGGGGCCCGGACTGGTCGGAGGAATCACCGGAGGAGGCTTTACCCCTCCACCGCCGGCGCCAGCGGATGGAACCCAGGTCGGTTTTCCCGTGTGTCCGGGATCCTGCCAAGATCCACCAGGATCCTTTCCCGATTCTTCCTGGGGATTCAACTTCGCCTGGATCTGCTGTTGACCTTCTGGAGTGTTCGCGAAGTTCGGATCGTAGTTGCCGGCCCCGTATTGATCGTGGTTCACATTGACGCCCGGCGGCAGCGTTCCCGCTCCGGGACCAAGCCAAGGCTGACCGGCCGGAGGCGCTCCCGTGCTTACTGCAGTAACGGGCCCCCCCATCAAAGTATTGACTGGTCTACCTGTGGCTGAGTC